AACTGGCGGTAACAATGCCAGGGTTACTTTTCAGATCGCCGCCAACTAAATCAACGGCCAAGACCTGAACCATTTAGTAATCACGTACTTATCCCCACTTACTGGAGGACACGCTTCGTGCATTGTTTTTGGGTTAGGAATACCGTTTTTATAAAGGTTATTCCAAAAAACAGCAGTGCCAACTTTTGGTTTAATTTTTAATTTCAAGTGTTTGAAATAAGTTTCACCACCTTCTTCTACATCGTTTAAATAAAGCATAAACGTCCAGGTACGCTGTCCCATCCACTCGGTATACGTTTTATATTCTTTTGTTAAAGGAAAAAAATAATCACAATGTTCTTTATAGTACTGACCTGGATTATATTTCTGTGCCTGCATAGCTTCACCAAGGAAAGGATTTAGCTGCATAAATGTAACAATTTTGTTATCAATATGATTTAAATAAGGTGAATTGAAATAATGAAGGTCAGCAGTACTGCTTGTTCTGTAATTGGAAACGGTGCTACTATCGGTTGGATCCGAAACAGTGGATCGCCGCAATTTTTTTTCTGTTTCTTCAATTAACAGACTACATTCTTCCAGGCTCAAAAAATTGTCTAATGTATAAATTTGTGTGAATGGGAATTTTAATTTTTTTGTTTCTTTAGAGAAAGCTTTGTTGGCAAAACATTTGTAATCAATTGTTTTTGGTTTATGTTTAAAGCTACATAACTCTAGAAGTTGTTGAACAGCGCGTTCATCTTGTTTATAAGTTTCCTTAATGTACTTCAAAGTTTGAGTTTTGCTGACTCCGCTGACAGCTGCACGCATCAACTCATATGCAATGTCGGTCTGATCCACAAATAAAATGCAGTGTGGGTAAAATATAGTGGTTAAAAGAACAAATGGCAAGTGGAACCATTAGCTTTAATTTTTGGTTTTACTTTCTTCACTGCCTACAGTGTCGGCAGATTCGTTTTAAACCACAGCTGGCCGCAGAATGACCGCCACACCCGCCACAAGTCAGTACTTAAATCAGTACATCACAGAACGGTTGCCGTTACTGGAACAAGGAGGCTTTGATGTTCCTGGAGATCCTCCAAGTATTGCAGTAGACCGACGATATGTCCCTTTACGGGATCCCGCGCAGCAAGGATAGATTGTTTTTTAAATCATGACTGCTAGAATTACGTCATGGATTGGGCAATTTGATGGAAGCCAGTGGTCTGAACCTTCCAATGGATGCAGAATTTGCTATTCATGCGGCAGCCTTTGCTATCCGTGAGATGGACAGGGACGAGCTAGAAGAAACTTTCCTTGACCTACTCCATCAACGCGCTATGGATCGGCAAATGTTCTTAAACATTTTGAAAGATCATGGCATTGATGCCGACATCAGCTTTAATTCCCTTACTCAAAGCCAACTCTCTTAATACCGATGGCCGTCACTCGTACTATTAAAGGCACCCTGGACAAGCTGCAGGTCAGTGGTGGCTCTGAAATCACTTTTCTTGGACCTACAACTGCAGGTAATGTTGGTGATTTGACTCGTGGATTCCGCGTCAATCCTGCATCTACTGGCGACATTATTGTAAAAATCGATAAGAGTGATGCCTTGATCGAGATGGAGATTTTTCAAGAAGATGCCTATGGAACAGGCTCTGCTCCAACTGGATATCAAAAATTCTTCAATATTTTTAAAGCTGGTAAAGGTAAAGGCGCTATTGGTGTTACAGTCACCAATGCAGCAAAAGACTATGTTGTGCTTTTAACATTTGACAGTTATGCTGAAGCTTCCTACACCGGAAGCGTAGTTGTCCCCTAAGGAATATCAAAGCCCTTTTCTTAGCGACACAGCCGTTAAGCTTATACAGTTTTACACTCCGGCCAGAACCGATTGCGGTTTTGGCCGTTTTGCTGCGTATAAAACTGAACACGGTGAGTGGCGGATTGGGTATGGTTCAAAGAAAATAGGTAAAAAATGGGTCGGCATGTTTACCAGGGCAACAGAAAAAGAAGTAAAAGAACAGTTGATAAGGGATTTAGAAGAGTTTGCACCGAAGGTAGCACATTATGTTGCTATGCCGACTAATCTTAAAAAACGTGCTGCTATTTTAAGTTACGCACATAGTATTGGCCTAGCAGCATTTAAAGAATGCAAACTTCTGGAGTTAATTAACAAGCGGGCCAGCAAGAACGCCATCATTAAAGAATGGAGTCCTTACATCAACCCGCTGTATCGACATTCTGCACCATTTTTAAAAGAACGCCGCAGAGTTGAACTTAATACTTACCTAGCTCCGGATGAACAAGTCCCACTTTTTATTGAGCACAAGTGTTTATTGAAACACTGCTTACTCAACATCGGAGAAAACTACATGGGTACACCCAATCAAATCAAAGCAATTGAATATTTAGAACGAAAAGTTTTGGAATGGGATCCAACTGGAGAAACTATTCGTCGTTTTTTTCGCTATTGGAATCAAGAGCAGGGGGGACTTGGCTCCCCCAAGAATCTTTAGTATCTTGTAACCAGTCCAACATATCAATGAGCTGCAGTTCTGGACAATACTCATGAAGAATTTTATCAGGATCCATATTCTTCCCATGCAGCGATTAATCGCTTCAAATACCATTCTGCTTTTTGTAAATCTTGTAAAGAATTAAACTTCGTTTCGTACCGCCACAAATATTTCAAAACGTTACCTTTTAAGTATCCACAAAAAGCTTCATTGGTTAACGACGCCTCAATAGCATCAATGCACTCCACAGAACCTAAAGTGTAGTGGGAGGGGCTATTTACCATGTCTTCCATGGGTTTGCTTCTGTCAGAATGGTTCCATGAGCCTACAGACTAGCACTGATTACGATATTGACAACCGTTATAGCGGTGCCAGAGGTGCTACGGATAACACCATTGGGAAACGTGCCCTAGCAAAGGCCATTGCACAACGAAGAATCGATCAGCGTTCTTCTTTGACTCAAGATCGCCAAGAAGATAACCGCTTCATAGTTTCAGGCCCTGGCGATTCTACCTACTCCTTTAAAAATGCTTACGGAGCACCACGCGGACCAGCACAACGTCGCATTGCCAGAGCTACTCAATAAATGACTCTCCCAATATGGGAGAAAACCTCAATAAACCGGTCTGCCTGGTTAAATCCAAGTTCAGCCCGAGGAAGATAAACAAAATAACCCCAGGTAAAAGGACCGGCTGGGCATGTCAAACTTCTACCGTGGATGAGATTACAACGCTTTTCTGGGATACACACAGGGTAATCCCATATGCTTATACATGCTCGCATTACTTCGTGATTAGTTGTAAAAAATAAAGCTTCTGGAATATTGCGAAGTTTCCATTCTTTTTCTAATCTTTTAAACCATATAGCAGATGGTGCTTTAACACCGGGACCGCCACCACGTAGGCCCCATCTCCAAGTGCCACGTGCCTTACTGTAGGAACATCTGCCGTAAGTAGGCGGAAATAAGTAAGTTTTACCAGTCCACGGCTCTTCTGTATTAAGTCCGTCTTCCTTTAAAGTATAAATTTTTTTGGCTCTTAGAAATTGATCATTTGCTAAGTGTGTTGAACACGGATCTAGATCAATATCCCCTAAAAGTGCATCAATATAAGGAAGATATTCAACTGGGGTCAACCAATCATCAACAATGTTGGTTATTCTTTTGTAAGCAATATACTTAGGCGCCCAGTATTTTTCCGTCACGTAATAATTGAACCTTGGATTGGTTTTTCAAGATTGTAATGAATTAGCGACATATGCTTATCATCTTGAATGATAAAAAGAGCTTCTTTATCAGGATCTAACGCCTCTGCCCGCCCAATTGCCTTTTGCATGACTTCTTCAGGACCTGACATTTCCTTGTTTCGGAAGTCATCCAGTGCATTGATCATATGAGGAACCGTCAAGTAGAACATGGTTTCTGCTTCCTTTTCGGCTTTCGGGACATACACCATAGCACCTGGGCCCTCGCTTGTATAGAAGGCAATGTAAAAATCGCACATGTCCGCACAGATCCGTTCAATTGTTAATTGAATCAGTACTTGCTCTTCATCAGTAGGATTGGCCAGGTAAAGCCGGGAGAGAAGTTCCTTGCGTCGGTTAGTCATAGTAATTAACGGTTAGCAGTATCTTAACAAGGTTTTAAGAAAATTTCATTTCGTAGTTGCCGCCTCTCCTGGTGCGGGCCGAATAAAGTCCCCTAAACCGGAACGTTTCAATGTTTCACGGATTTTCGGTAAAGGAACGTAGATGACAACTTGCTTGTTCAGGTTACCCATTTTCTTAACCAATTTACCGTTTTCATCTTTCAACTTGGACAGCTCGTTCTGCCTGATCAAATATTCAGCAACACAACGGTATCTGCGTTTTGTTTGCAGATCAATGGAATCAAATCGTTCGCAAATTGTTGCGGGTTGCATATCGCTAAACGTGATACGGATCTGATCTGCTAAGGAAAGACCAAGAATTACG